TTGATAAAGCGCCCGGCGATTGCTTGAATCTTCTCAGCCAAGAAGGTTTGCTTGTCCAGGAAGTCGAACGAGAGGGCATTGGCCTTCTCAATGTCCGGTGTGATCCCAAACCGTCCCATGTCCTGGACCATCGGCAGGCACCTCATATCCCGCCAAAAGGTCTCCTCCAGATCGAACGACACGATGCGCTCCCACAGGTAGGGATAAACCCTTATCGTGGCGTCTGCGTCGCGGCATGAGTACCACACGGCCTGCTCAAAGGGTATGTCGTTAATGGTTCCCTCGGGCATGTTTCCCAGGCACTCCTCGACCATTTGGCGTCCCTCGTCCGGGCCTATGTCGTGCCAGCGCTTCCAAACGTCCAGCTCGGGTTTCTTTTCCAGATCCTTGAGAATGCGCGTCACCCGTTTCCCAACGTTCGTTGGTTTGCGGAGTTTGGGTTCTCCGCCTTTCTTGAAGTCCAGGATCTTTGGGCAATCGGGCCACACAAATTCCATGATTTGCTTGAGATAAGTAACACCTTTCGTTGCGGAAGCCTGTTGAGTCATTTCCTCGAAGCTCGTCATTTTCATCCCGGCGAACCGGAACGCTAAGGCTTTGAGGCCCTGGGGCTCAGACTGCAACAGATAGGCCATGCTCATGGTGTCGGCGAAGTGCTCAGGGTAGATGTCCAGGTCGGCCAGAACCGGCAAGTCGTAAAGCGCGTTGTGGATAATGACTAGCATGTCCGGGCGCTCAAGATGACACTTTAGGGCAGCCAGGACTTCTCGGGAGTGTGCCCGGACCATGTAGCCAGTACCGGGTAAAGCGCTGAATTGCACGCACCAAGGGGTAATTACTTCGCAACGCCCTCCGGAGCGCGCACTGACTTCCACCCATCGCGTGATAGTTTCAGTGTCCACCGCGACTAGAGTCTTATTTTCCAGCAGGTCTTTAACACGAACCGGGTCTGTAATTTCATTGTATTGCTCATAACCTGAATACGGATCATTGATATGGGAGGTTGACACTTTCCCCTTAATAATCTTGCCAACAGCGAAAAAATCATTTTGACAACGGAGCATGTAATCAGGAGAACGCAAGCCAGCCCCAGGATGATAACACGGTATAATAACACGCTCAACGCCATCAACGTGGACCTTAAAGGGTATTCCATGAACGGCCTCCATGTCTACAGGTCCGAGAAAGTTCTCGGTACTGATAGTGCCGACAGTGATAATGTACGTGGGATCGACCACAGCCAGCTCTTCTTTGAGCCATTCCCGGCAGGAAGCAATCTCGTCTGCCTTGGGGTCCCGGTCGCCAGGACAGTGACACTTGCAGGTATTGGTGATGTAGATGTCTTCACGGGGATAAACCATAATGTAGGCCAACAGCCGGTCCAGCTCAGCGCCTACACGTGCCCAGTGAACGAAGGGCTTGCCTACTTTGTCCTCTTGCTCACCGGGACCTTCACCGATAAGCATGACACGAGCTGGTATAGGGCCGTCGCCGCAAACTACCTTGGTCCGGGTTTGGCTAAGTCTGCACTTGGTACATTCGGTTAGAGTATCAAACATTGGTTATTTCCTCGACTAATTGAGCTATTGCAGGCCAATCAGCCGGTCGAAATACACTGAAATTGTCCACTTCAGCACAAGCATTCCAGGGGCGCGCAGGTATGATATAGTCGCCATACTCGCGCTCGTCCAAACACCAGACAATGTTCTGCCAGCAATCGTCGATCAGGATGTCGAATACCAGGTTGCTCCGGTCCTTGCACACGATAAAGTCCCGATCCAGGTCGATAGAAAAGTTTTCTCGTAGCCACTGAGTTTTCTCACGGTACGCGGTATTCCAATGGGGTAAAAAATGCGTTACAAACTTGACCTTATAACGTTCCGGCTGATTAAGCCAAGACCGGATTACCTCTACAGCATACGGATATGCTCGGGCGTTAGCGAACCTACCTTCAGAGCTAAACATGTCAAATAGAGTCTGCCTCTCTATAGGTTTGAATCCCTCAAACCCGTAATCAGTGATCTGGGACATGGAAATGAGACGCCCAAAATTTGGGTAGCGACTGTATTTAATGTTGTAGTTCAGGTCGGTTATGATGGACAACATAACGTCAACGACAGTGCCGTCCATGTCAATCATTATTGTGATTTGCGGCATCTATACAACCTCCTGAAGCGCTCGAAGAGTATGCCTCTTTATGTCCTTTTCCCTTTGGGTGTACCTCTGCCTGTCTTTCTCCCATTTCTTGAGCATATACTCATCTCCGGTAGCCGGATAGAACGGGGCTCCTGCAACAAGATCTCGTGCGTACTTGATTATGTGCTCCAAGTCTTCCACTACCGCGTTCACGTCCACGTCGTCACCCTTGCCATAGAACCCGGATTCCAGATCCCGGTACACAATGGTGATCTCTTCCAGGATCTCAGCCTGCAATAGTGGCTTCTTCCGTGGTCGGCCAGGTCCTTCCTCTTTCAACACTGCCTTTTTGAATCTTCCCATTAGAGTACACTCCTTTGAAATCAACAAAAGTGTTTCTTGCCGTATCTATGCTGCCACGTTTTCCGCAGTAAGGGCACTGGAAAGTCCAACGGTCCAGGCGTACCCAGAAAGTGTGGCCACAGTCGCACAGCATTCTCAGCCTGTTCACATCTGCGCCCCAACGTACATCCACAGGGGTCATTGAATTCCTCGCAACTGATTGTAGACTTGTTTCGCCAGCTTCTTACCTATACCCTCAATTTCCATAAGGGTTTTGACATCTGCATTCAAGAGTTCCTCTACAGATTTGAATTTGAGCGCCAGCGCCTTGCTTTTATCCCAACCTATGCCTTTGAGTTCTTTTGCCACGCGCTGAATGAACGGGGGCACGAAGAGTTGCGCGTACTGGCGCTCTATACTTTGGTGGAACTGTAAGTGCGATTTGTGATCAGAGTAGGGTTTCCTCCACCACGCATACAGGTGCTTGAGCCACAGTCCTGACATGAAAGCGCCTTGCGTCTGGAAAATATTTAAGCCACAAAGCACGGTCAAGGAATTCAGAAAATTCGTAACCTCGTGGTAGGTATACCGTCGTTTCCCATACTCCATCGCTCGCCAGCCGCCTTTTGAAGGTAGCATTATCACACCGTCTTCTCGTGGTTTCCATACGCCCTCAACCAACAAGTATATCACATTGTACGAATTTGTCAAGCCTACGAGCTGGTGGCCTGATAATCTGCCACTGTCCATTGATTGCACCAGATCGGATATGCGCTTGCGCTCTATACCGATCAAATAGGGCATCTCGCCGGGACCGTTGCCCTGGAAGGCGAAATCCCCAAAGTCTAGACGGCAAAGCTCAGTCGGGACCCCGGCGAGAAACTTGCGGAGTTCCGCTGAGCCGATACGGTTGTCGATTTTAATCATTGGCGGGTTTCCTACTGGCTTCCAAAAACAACGTCAGCCACTTCGAGAGTCCCCTGTGTGGATTATTGCGTAATCGGCCTTTGGGTTGCCAGGCAATGGTATCCCGTTCACCGGTTTTCTTCCACCGCTTGCTGGTCCGTAGCCAGGTCCCTATTTGCATCGCTTCGTTCTGATTTGGAAACTCGAATTCCTGTTTGCCCATCGTAATGCGCTCCTGTGAAGTAATCGTAAAGCGTTGTCTGCTTCTGAAACAGTTCTATGGTTGCAGCCCCATAAATTTCTTTCAGAGCACGTGCATATTTCTGAAGTGGCACGTGCCGCCAGAATCCACAGTACCAGATGAACCGGCGGCGCAATCTGATAATTTTTCTGAAGCCCTCCAGGTCCCCGGTCAGACGCAGGTAGTCGTCGGCCAGCCACATTGCTTTCCGCCGTACCCGCGTCGCCTCTTGTCTGAGTTCATCTCGACTCATACCCATTCCTCGTACCTTGATTCTGGCATGACCGTGGCGGCCACAAATGGGAACGTGGCGATGGGCTCCTGCAACACAATACCCTCCAACAGTGGGTCGTGTCTGCACAGAGTTATCTTCGTCTGGTGAAGCGCTTCCGGGCGTTCCGGCGGCCTGGCCTCTAGATGGTCAAGCAATACTTCAACCTGCACAAGCGCTCCGGTTTTGCTGAAGCCTTGGCGCTCCCACTTATCGGTGCGGTTCCGGCCAACGTAGATTGGGCTCATGTGATGCAGCAAGATCAAGTTCTTCATCGTGTCATGGGCCTTCCTGATCACTGCCTTGAACTCCGGATTGACTTTCTGGTACATGTTGGGCGGCACCTCGGACAGTTTGCCGAAGCGTGCCAGTCTCAACAGATCCCAAAATTCAGTAGCCGTGTCCAAGATAATGGTCCTGATCTCCGGAGCCCGGAGTGCCTGATCGTAAGCGCTGAGGAATTTCCCCCACTCTTCAGCCGCTTTCTTTGTGAGCGCCTCGTCATCCTTGTAGTCGGTCACGC